TTAAATTAGTTTTTTGGAACTTATGCGCTGATCCGCGTATGTTATTAGATTCGGTTAAGTTTGCGCTGTATGGTGCGAATTTTAAGGGCGTACAATGGCAATACGCAATAGTTAACCCGCGTTTGTTCCCAGTATCTAATGAAATATTGCCGTGGGTAGTTTACGCTGCTGAAACAGGCAAAGATGCAAAGACATTGCAAAGTTTAATGCAAATAGTTAGTATTGATTTTGAATTACGATATGATTTTAGTCTTACAGAAAAATGTAAGCCGTTCACGATATGTTAAGAATCACTATGCCGCCAAATTTCGCTACCTTGGGGCAATTAGTAGGGGGTTGGAATCAATACCCCTTTTTTAGAAAATATTTAAATTTATATATATGGCTTGTTGTAATTGTTGTGAAAATACGTTAATTTTGGGCTGTGTTAACAGTTGTAATGCTTTATTTAATACGGGTATTGTTGCAGATGTGCTAAATGAAGGTGTTTGGATTTTACAGCTTACTTTCGGTAGTATTTCCGTTTATTATAGTGATAATGTTGTTGAAGGTGATACTATTGTTTTTTTTATGCCAAACTTAAACGAAAATTACACATATACAGGACAAATAATTAAGCCTAACGGCGAAATTCTAAATATTGAAGTTGATGGCATTGAATACGATTGTATTGAATTTAGTACTAAACTAGGATTATCAAATAATCAAATAAACTTATAAAAAATGATAGACATAGTAAAACTCGCAAATGGTAATGTCGCTATTTATGATTCGACATCGGGCGATTTCATTAACAGCCTTAGCCCTGACATTGTAGAAATTGAATGTAACGTTAACGGCAGCGTTAAAGTAGTTCAAGATAATGGAAGCGTTGAATATATAGACCCTGCAACGGTTCAGAATACTGAAGTAGTACCAGCCGCTGCAATACCTTTTACAGGTGATTGTGCCGACTTAGCCCAATTGTTAAGTACTGATTTTTTTTTTGTAGTTAGTGGTGGCGGTGGTTCACAAGACTTAGCAAGTGTTTTAGGTTTTGGTAATTCCGCAAATGCTGGAATTATAGACTTGGATTACTTAGACTTTGACACAGCAGCAGCACATTCTGTTGGTGTTGGTGAATTGGCGTGGAATAACACAGATGGTACTTTAGATTTAGGTTTGCAGGGCGGTTTAAAAAATAAGGTTGGGCAACAATTAGTAGTTAAGGCACGTAATACAAGCGGTTCTACAATAACTAAAGGCAGCGTAGTTAAAGTAATGGGTGTTGCAGGCGGATTTGTTGGTATAAACTTAGCACAAGCAAACAGCGTTGCAAATAGCGAAACAGCCTTTGGAATTGTTGCCGAAGATATTGCAGATAGTAGTAATGGATTTGTAGGGATAAATGGTATTATTCACGGATTAAACACGAACGCTTTTACAGAAGGTGATATTTTGTATCTAAGTACAGCAACACCGGGAGCAATAACAAATGTTAAACCTTCATCACCTAATTATATAGTTGTGGTTGGCTATGTTGCTAAAAAAAGCGCAACCGATGGACATATCTTATTGCATGTACAAAACGATACAAGACAAGCTGTCGAGATACAACTTGCTGCATCGGATGAAACTACAGCATTGACAACTGGAACGGCAAAGGTAACATTCAGGATGCCTTATGCTATGACACTAACAAGTGTTCGTGCATCGCTTACAACTGCTCAGGCTTCAGGTTCTATTTTTACCGTTGACATAAATCAAAGCGGCACATCTGTTTTGGGAACAAAATTGACCATTGACAATACAGAAAAAACAAGCACAACGGCCGCAACAGCTGCAACGATAACAACATCTGCACTAACAGACGATGCCGAAATTACAATAGACATCGACCAAATCGGAAACGGCACAGCAACTGGTCTTAAAATTACTTTAATCGGAACAAGATGATTATAAATCCTTATGTTTTTGCTGCTTTTGATGCCGATGCACAAGCGTTTATTACCGCAGCAGGTTTAACAAATCCAACGCAACAGAGTGCTGTTAATACCTTAGTACTATCACTAAAGGCTAACAATATTTGGACAAAAATGCGTGCTATATACCCTTTCGTTGGCGGTACTGCTACAACTCATAAGTTTAACCTAAAAAATCCTTTAGATACTGACGCAGCATTTAGGCTTGTTTTTTTTGGAGGTTGGACACACAGCGCAAATGGAGCTCAAGGTAATGGAACAAATACTTATGCAGATAGTTTTTTCATACCAAGTACTCAATATTCAGTAATTGATAATGCTGCTTTATCTGTTTATTCACGAACAAATATTATAGAAGGTAGATGCGAAATAGGTTGTTTTAACGGTTCTAATTCAGCGTTACAAATAAATGTAGCTACAACAGCATTTCCACCACAACAAACAGGCACTTACATGAACAATGTAACTGAATCAAAATTTGCCGATACTGATTCAAGAGGTTTTTATATTGCATCTCGTACTGGTACAACCGTAACAATGTTTGAAAATAGCACTTTAAAAGTTACTCAGACTACAACGGCACTTGCAAGACCAAACGTTAAAATTTATGTAGGTGCGCAAAATATTGCAGGGGCGGCAAATATACCTTCATCTAAGCAATTAGCTTTTGCAAGTATCGGTGATGGTTTAACAAATACAAATGCAAGTAATTTATATACAGCCGTGCAGGCATTTCAAACAACACTCGGTAGACAAGTATGATACAAGTAGGACTTTTAACAGAATCGCAAAAAGATAGCCTTATAGGTCAGCTTTACGACGATGACAGCTATTTTAACCCAAAATATTTATAAATATATATGGCATTTTTATACAGACATATTAGATTAGATAAAAATGAACCATTTTATATTGGAATTGGCTCAAACATATCAAGATGTTATACTAAACAAACAAGAAATAAGCATTGGCATAATATTGTAAATAAAACTGAATATGAAGTTGAAATAATATTTGATGATTTAACCATAGAAGAAGCTAAGGAAAAAGAAAAAGAATTTATAAATTTATATGGTAAAAAATCAAATGGAGGAATATTAGTTAATATTACTGATGGGGGAGATGGTTGTTGGGGAGTAAAAGCTAACGAAGAACAAAAAAAGTTACGCAAACAAAGAATGATTGAGAATAATCATTTTAAAGGTAAAAAGCACAATGAGGAATCTAAAGAAAAAATGAAGTTAGCTAAATTAGGTAAAAAAAGAGAAAAAGAAGGATATGTAAAAAGAGCTGAAAAAATGAAACAATATGTAGGCTCAAAACATTGGCATAGTAAATCTGTAATAAATACTGAAACAGGAATATATTATGGTAGCACTAAAGAAGCAGCTGAAGCAGCAAATATGAATATAACTACTTTTATTAGAGCAATGAAAAAAAATACTATAAATTATAAAAGGATATGAGTACAATTTTAGTTGGATTATTGAATGTTGAACAAAAGGACAGTTTAGTAGGTCAAATGTACGATGAGGATAGTTTTTTTAATCCCATAACTGACTTGGACGACAACTGGATAATTTCTGTTGAGGAAATGGAATTTTGTGTTAATCCTGAATTTCAATGGGTAAAAACCTTACCTTTGATAGACTATAAACCAAAACCATCGCCGCCATTTCCACCTTTATAATGCTATACCTTATAACACTATCAATTTTTGCAGCCTTTGCAATTAAGTTTTTGCATTATTGCATTGGTTCACCTGTGCAGGGCGAATATTATTCTGGGCGCATTTTTTCTGCTTACGGCAAGTTTATTTCTAAACTATACTTAGACTTTGAAGCCAAAGAAAAAAACCGCGTATGGGCTAAATATAACGCGTGGAAGCAAAAACGAGATAAGGAACTAAACGAAGAACTGCAAAACAAAACAGCTAATGAAGCTGATACTATTTATAAAGAATACCTACAACAAGTAGAATCACTTTATAATGATGTCGAAAACAATATGAAAAATAACCCTTGGTCAATGCTTGGCGCCTGCCCTATCTGTTTTGGTACATGGGTTTCACTATTTACATTTACATTCTTTGTTATATTTGTTCCCCTGCCGTGGTGGTATATATTCATTGGTACACCAACCGCGGTTATTGTTTCACGCTACATTAAAATTTACTGATGGATTCCCTGACTATTACCGCCGATTCGCTTAGATTAGCATCTGATTCGCTAAATTATTTTATTAAGATTTTGCCCGAAATTAAGCAACAACTTTTCATTTTAAAGCCGCTTATTATTTGCCTCAGTTTTTTACTATTAGTTGACTTTTTAACAGGTGTTAGAAAAGCAAGGGCATTAAAAGAAAAAATACAATCGCGCGGTTTTAGAAGAACAATAAACAAAATGAATGATTATTGTTTAGCAATAATAAGTAGTCAAGTTTTTACTTGGATGCTTGATCTTGAAATTACGTTATCTTATTACGTTGCTTTGTTTGTATGTGGTATTGAACTAAAATCAATCTTTGAAAACGTTAGTCAAACAACAGGTGTTGACATAATCGGTTATTTTAAAGGCTTTATACCCAATCCTAAAAATATATTAAAAAAGCCCGGTAAAGATACCGAGCCTAAATAAAGTTTGCTCTTTTGCTGTTTTCATGTGTGGCCGCTGTCTTTTTTGGGCAGCGGTTTTTCTGTTTGTGCTAACTTAAAAAAGTTTCTAAGCCATAATTCATTAACTATAATGTAACTAGTATCATTGTAAAACTTTTTGTTTTCGCCTGCATCAAATAATTGGCGTTCGAATGTTTCTTCAAATGTCGGTAAATTTTTCATTTTTTTGCTATCAGTATTTCGTGTGTTTCAAATTTTATTAGCGCTGCCACCTGAAGTATTTTGTTACGCTGAAAATATTCATCAGCATCAAATTCAATATCATTAACTACAACCGTATTACGGTCCCATAGCGCAAATTCACAATGTAGCTTAAAGCGGTCAGACATAACCGAACTAAACAGAAATAAAGGTATAAAATGTTCGGTTTTAGGTAGCTGTCTTATTAGATCAAAATTTAAGCATTTGTGATGGTTGCAATAAACGGCCCATACAGATAAATCCGTTGGTATCATGCGCTGGATATCACCCATACCAACGCCTAATTTACGGTCGTAAAATTCTGTTAAATCCTGATGAGGAAACAATTTATTCACCGCCTTCGCTACGCAGTTCATTTTGTGATTTGTTATAAGCTAAAAATAATAATTTTTTACATTCGTTTAAATACCATTCTGATTGTGATTCTGGCAATGTAGAAGCCATCGCAACAACTTCAGCTATAACGGCTACATTATCGTAAGTGCTTTCATTTAGTAGTTCGCGTTCGGTTGGCGTGGCTGCCTTTTCAAAATTATTAACAAATAGATTTATAGATGTGTGTAAATCCATAAACCGTTTTTTCATTTCAAATTTTAGTTTTTTAGGTTCAAACTGTGCAATGGCATATTTTGCAGTGCTTAGTGCGCCTAATAGAAGCCAAATGTTTTGAGTTAGTTCGTTTACTTTTTGCTCACCAATCTTATCAATTAGTGCCGCTTTTTTTTCGTCATTCGTCATGCCCTTTTAGTTTGTTTTGAAGTTCTTCAATTTTGTGTGTAAAAATGTCAATTCTTAATTCTAATTCGTCATCGTAAGGTTCTTCATTTTGAATCCACAACAAAGCATCTAAATAGCCTTTTTTGTATTCAAGTATCTTTTTTAATCTTAGCTGTTCTGTACGTGTCATAAGTTTTTAATATGTTTTACCATGTTTGTAAGGCCTTGAAGCATTATATTGTAATTTAGCTTTGATGTGAAAATCTAAATCAATATTGAACTTATGGCTAAAATCCAATAGTCTTATTATCGCATCGGCTATTTCATCTTGTACCGTGTCTTTGATATTTTCTTTAAAGCGTTCAGGGGTACTGATGTTTTTGTACTGCAAAATATCTTGTTCGGTTGCCCACTTTTGAGCGCGGTCCGCTTCTATTGCTTCGGCTAATTCGCAAACAGTAAGCATAACAACTTCGGTTAATTTGCGCTCACCTTCCCAAAATCCGCGTGATGCGTTACCTTCATGTATTTCTTTTGCTAATTCGTTAAACATAATTATATAAATTTTACCAATTCGTCAATTTTAGGAACTCTAATATATTTTTTCTTTTCAATGCTATTCATAATTCTAACCCGCGATATGCCAAAATATAAACATGCTGCATCTACCGACATAAAGTTAATAATTGTATCATTGGATAGCACAGCTTTAACGTGACGGTTTTGTTTTGGTATTTTACCAAGCTGTTCTTTAGCTGCATTTCTATTCTGAATGTATTTATAAACTGATTCAGCAGTTACTAAGCATTCTGTTTTAATATTGCCTAAAGAAACAAAATCTTCAAAATGCTTTACAAATATTTCATCGGGTTTTGCTTCGGTTAAATATCCAAAATTTATTAGCTGTCTTATTCTGGTACCAGCATAGTTAGGATTCTTAGCGCCGTTAGGTTTTATTAGCTGCATCGCTTGCTCAAACGTTAAATACATATCTTATTTTTAAAAAAAAACCGCCTGAACTTCAAAACAGGCGGCCCAAACTAAAGACCAATGAGTACAACAAAGAAAAAATAAGATTTTATTTTAATATTTGCAACTTAAAACGGCAAATCTGTATCAAATTCTGTTTGTGTTATAACTTCAACTTCTACTGTTTGCGCTTTAGGCCCTGTGTTCATTTTTCTGCAATACGAAGCGATAATATCAGTATAGTATTTGCCTTCATGTTCCCGGTATTCTATTTTGCCTTCAATGAAAAGCATATCGCCTTTTTCAAGTTTAATGTTATTCCAATAGCTGACTTGATGCCATTGTGTTTTTTCCTGCCATTCGCCGTTTTTATCTTTGCTACTTTCAGATGTTGCAAAGCTAAATTTAGTTAGCGTTTTTTCGCCAAATGTTTTTTGCTCAGGTTCTTTGCCAATCCTACCGATTAGCGTAACGCGGTTTACCATCGTATTTTTTTTTATTTGTTAAAGAATGATTATTAGCTTTTAATTTTCCCTTTGACCAAATATTAAAGTCATCAAAGAAAAATGTTTTTACATCGCCTAATTTATAATATTGATTTTCACGTGTGCAGATAGCTTTATAATTACCCATCGGTAAATGCTGAATTATTAGCCATTCATCGCCTTCTGTCT